TCATTGGATATACGACAAGGTTATCCCAAGAGAAGACGTAGAGTTTTATAAGACCACATACCTAGATAACAAATTCCTAGACTCTAGCATTATAGAGGAGATAGAGAGACTAAAAGAAACAGATGACCATTACTGGAGGATATACGGACTAGGAGAGAGAGGGTATAGTAAAGCAACTATATTTAAATACTATGAGACAGACAAAGTGCCAGACGATGCGGAGTTTGTTAGCTTTGGTTTAGATTACGGATACACAAACGATCCGACAGCTATGGTGGGCGTATGGAAGAGAGGCTATGACTTATACATAAAAGAGTACATATTCCAAACTATGATGACTGGAAGAGACATACACCAAAGACTAAAAGACTTAGGAATACAGAGAGACCTAATCTTTGCAGACTCAGCTGAGCCTAGATTAAATGACGAGCTTAGGAAGATGGGTTGGAATGTAAGACCTAGTGTAAAGGGTAAAGACTCTATCAATGCTGGTATAGACTTACTAAAGAGATTCAAGATACATATCACTAAAGACAGCCATAACGCTATACAAGAATTTAGGGACTATAAGTGGAAAGAAGACAAGAGCGGTAAACTAACCAATCAACCAGAGCCAAAGAACGACCATTTAATTGACAGCACAAGATACGCTTGTTATTCAATAATGAGTCAGCCTAACTTTGGAAAGTATGCAATTTTATAAAAAAAGAAATAATTTATACGTTATATTAATATGAAGTTACAAGTAAATGTACCTAACCGATTAACAGAAATACCTTTAAGTGACTATGTCAAATATCTAAAGGTAATAGATGCGAATGAAGAAGATGAGTATAGCGAGGTTTTTATTCATCAAAAAGTGTTAGAGATCTTTTGTAAGGTACCGCTTATAGAGGCAGTAGAATACAAGATGTCGGATATAAGAAAAGTCGTAAACATAATAACGATAACCTTAAACGAACAGCCAGATCTGGTACATACATTTAAGTTAGGAGATACGGAGTTTGGGTTTATACCTAAGCTAGATGATATGACCTTTGGAGAGTATATAGACATAGACAGAAACTTAGGGGACTGGGACAATATGTATAAAGTGATGGCAGTATTATACAGACCGATTAAACAGAAAGTTGGCAGTAAGTATTTAATAGAAGAGTATAAGGGAGACCGTTATTACGATGCAATGATTCATACACCAATGGATGCGGTTATCAGTAGTATGGTTTTTTTTTACAATTTAGGGAAAGAGTTGTCAGTAGCTATGACGAATTATTTGGATCAAATGGGGATGGAGGACTCGACGCTACAAGCAACTTTACAAGCAAGTGGGGTTGGTATCAGTCGATTCAAGCACTCGCTGGGTATGATGTTAGAAGACTAGACGAGGTAACTGGTTTGAATGTGCATAAGTGTTTATATGCATTAACCTTTATGAAAGACAAAGCAGAGCTAGAGGCAAGAAATATAAAAAGTAAATTTAAAAGATGACGTTAATAACACACAGAGGAGCAATAGCATATTACGATGTACTAGATACATTAAAGGACATACTACTCGCAGACGTAAATTGCAATACCGTAACAAGAGGAGATATAACAAAGGTAGATCTCAATAAACAAAACATATTCCCTTTAGCTCATATGATTCTAAACAACATAACGGAGTCTGGGCAAACGATGTCTTTTAACTTTAGTATACTAGCTATGGATATAGTTGACACTTCTAAAAATGAAACGGTAGACATATTTAGGGGTAACGATAATGAGATGGATGTTAAGAACACGCAGTTAGCGGTACTGAATAAATTTGTACAGATACTACGCAAAGGAGCTACGCATAGAGATGGCTATCAATTAGATGGGTCTACAACGTTAGAGCCTTTTACGGATAGATTTGAGAATGAGGTTACTGGTTGGGCGTTAAGCTTTACTTTAGTAGTAATGAATAACATAGATATTTGTGACAGCTAAAAACCTAAAGATTGCATTAGAAGCTCTTAGAGACCTTATAATCGAAGAGTCTAAGTCTAACCTACAAAAGCAAGAAAAGGGCGGAGGAGGCTTAGAGAAGAGCTTGAGAGGCACAGACATAAAGGAGACAGAGACATCGTTGTCCTTTGATATATTGATGGCAGAGTATGGGGAGTATGTAGACAAAGGGGTAAGCGGTGTAGAAACAAAGTATAATACACCATACAGTTTTAAAGACAAGATGCCGCCTCCATCAAAGCTAGACAAGTGGATAGTTAAGAAAAAACTAAAAGGCATAAGAGATGAAAAGGGTAGGTTTATAAAGCGTAAGTCTTTACAATTTATAATAGCTAGATCTATACACAAGAAAGGTTTAGAGCCTAGCTTATTTTTTACAAATGCTTATAAAAGTGCAATAAACAATATAGACAAGAAACTAACCAAAGAAGTAAAAATGGATGTAGAGGATTTTTTAAATCTACTTATAGAACAAAACAAAGAGAATGGCTAAAATAAACGCAAGGAGTCCGTATTACGTAAATATATCTGCAACCAACTTGACGCAAGTAGATATGGAGATATATATTTATACTGGCACTTATCAAACAGACAGAACAAACTTATTCCAATTAACATCGTTTGCAATTACTGAGAATGTGACCTTTGAGATATCCGAGATAGTCAATGACTATTTACTACACACTTTTGATGGAGACTACGAGACTAATAATGTATGGGTAGAGTACAAAACAAATAACTACATACAAGGAGTCGCACAAGGTTACACCTCGTATACTACGTTGTTAGGTTTTGATGGTTATGGCTTTTTTGAAGATGGTGCTAATCCACAAAACAATAGCGGACTATTGCAGACAAATACTAAAATAGTAAAGCTAGACGATGCTCCAGTAACAATACCAGTATATACAGAAATTACAAATAGAGTTACGTTTGAGTTAAACGGAGAGTTGGTATATACAAAATCAATTACAGACAGCAATGAAAGTGATGAGCAAATAGAATACGTGTCCAGTACTATCAATGGGTCTGATGAGTATGAAGATAGGGTAATACAAGATGGAGGTACATTCGAGGGTAGTAGTTGTTTAGATCAATTTTCTAACGAATACACTTTGTTTGACTTTGACTCTATATACGTTGAGACAGATACGGAGGTAACTAAACTAACTGTTAAAAACGAATGTGAAATAAAATACGATCCTTACAAAGTAACGTTTGTAAACAAATACGGAGCGTTACAAGATGTCTGGTTTTTTAAGAGAACGAATAAGAATCTAACCGTAAGTAGAGAGAAGTTTAAAAGAAACATTATAGTTAATGGTAGCTACGACACAAGTAGACATCAACAGAAGATACTTACAAATAACGGAGTAGAAAAACTAACTTTGAATACTGGCTTTTATCCAGAAGAATACAATGAGGTGTTTAAGCAAATGCAACTAAGTGAAAATTCTTGGATAGAGATAAATTCACAGACCCTACCTATAAATGTTAGTAGCGGGAACTTGGATTATAAAACACACGTAAACGATAAATTAGTAAGCTATACTATTAATGTAGATTTCGCATTTGATAGCATAAACAATATTCGCTAGATGCAAATAATAGAACTATACATAAAAGGTTATAAAAGGCTAAATGGGTCAGCTAAAATAGTAAACCCAAATAAGCTAGATGACACTACTGCAAATTTTACTGGCATAGTAAGCGTTGGCGATATAGTGACAAACCTTAACACAAATAAGATAGCTAAGATAACCGCTATTGATAGTAACACAAGGCTGAGTCTCAATGACGATATATTCACAGATTTAGATACGTATAGAATTGAGTCTGACTATATAAGAGCGGATTTGTTTGAAGATGAAAGCGTAGTAATTACTGACTCATTACTAAACATAAAAGACATCAGTAAGGTGTTTACTCCATTCAGCAAACAGTTTAACTTACCAGCGTCAAAAAATAATAGCGGTCTTTTTAAGTACTACGAAAACACAGATGTCCAAAACGGATTTGATGCAAGGTACAGACACGATGCAATTATAAAGCTAAACGGTATAGATTATAAAAAAGGAAAAATACAATTCCAAAGCGTTACATTAAAAAACAATAAAGCACACGCATACAAGATAGTTTTCTTTGGGGACACAGTAGAGCTAAAAGAAATACTAGGAGACGCAAAGTTAAGCTCATTGAATTATGGGGATATGGATTTTGAATACACTAGCAACAACATAGCCGCCTTATTCATTAATACAGATAGTGACATACAAAGTGCCTTTGGCAGCTTGGATTTATTAGTGCCAAATATTACGCATACAAAAAATATGCGTTTTACCAATAGCGGATATAAAGACTTAACTACTAGCACTAATTTATTATGGACTGACTTAAAACCAGCTATAAGAATACAAGCGATTGTACAAGCAATAAACAGAACATATCCTTTAAACATAACTGGGACTATCGCAGACGCAACTAGGTATAACAAGTTTTATATGTGGATGCACAAAAACATTGGCTTTGTAACAAATGCACAAGATGGAGAGAATCAGAAAGTAACTAGCAGTAGATGGAGGCATCAAGAAGATAATCCAAACGATTACGCTTGGGTATCTACAACTAGTAGTTTTGGTGTTACTGGAGATGTGCGTACTGCATATATAGATCCTATTACCGTTGTCGGAGGCACATTCAACTACGAGTATTATAATGTTACTGTCAATATAACTTCTGGAACAACGGACAATTATGACCTTAGAATATACGATAGTGAGAACAATCAAGTTTTTGGTCAATGGAGCGGTATATCTGGAAACACCTCTTATGGAGTAGACATAACAAGTACATACACTCAAAGACTAGTAGATTTTACAGTTGAGATTACTTCTGACAATACTATAAGTATGACTCATAGTGTGGTAGTGACAAAATATCATAGAGTATCAGCTCTAGTAACAAATACGATATACGTATCCACGTATAATGCAGTAAGTCCTAATGTACAAAACACTTTTATAGTAGCAGACCAAATGCCAGATATGAAAGTGATAGACTTTTTAAATGGCTTGTTTAAGATGTTTAACCTTGTGGTTTTTAAAGAGGGAGATAATATCGTTACTAGAGAAGCACCGTTTTATATGACTACTGGCGTAAGTTATGATATAACTAAATACGTTGATATGGAAAACGCTAGTATGGAAAGGCTATTCCAATATAAAGAAATGGACTTTAACTTTGAAAGTAAGGAGTCTTTTTTAGTAAGGAAAGCAGATAAAATTACTGGTGGACAGTTTGCGGAATTAACTTACGGTAACGATGAATGGGATGGAGAGACATACGACTTAGAGCTACCGTTTGAGAAAATGATGTATGAGCGTTTAAATAATGAAGATACTGGAGCTTTAAGTGTTATAGGTCAAGGAGCTATGCTAGATGATAACTTCGAGCCTACTATCGGTAAGCCTTTAATACTATGTATTGAGAGGACTGATGATCCAGATTCACAAGTGCAGTTAAATGGATTGAATTATGAACATTATAGGAGACCATCAAATCTAAGTGACTTTTCTTGGGGAGGTAGTACTAGACTAGCTTTAAATTTTGGAGAGGAAATGGATGAGTATTTATTAGAGATGCCATCAGCAACAGAAAACCTATTTAGTCACAATTACTTTGATTATGTAGAAACGGTATTTAATAGGCAATCTAGGTTATTAAAGGTTACTGCCTATTTACCTTTAAGTCTATTAGTTAAGTATAATCTAAACGATAGGTTTATAATAAACAACAAGTCGTACAGAATAAATACTGTAAAAACAAACTTACTGACTAACAAGACAGAATTAGAGCTTTACAATAAAGACGAGTTTGCTAGTCAAGTAGCTAACAATCAAGTAGCATATTTAGAAAGGTTGGCACAAGATCCTACGTTTACGACATATACTGATCGTATTACAGTAAATTGGGATATACTACCTTACCCAATACCTAATAATATACAAGGTTATACTGTTTATAAAAATGGAGGTATATATCAAAATGTAGGTTATGACATAGACGCTTTAACAGTTACTGGTTTAAGTCCAGATAGCACATACGACATTTCTGTAAGTGTTAGATATAATATAAGTGGACAAATACTTTATTCTTTTCCAAAAGGAGATACGGTAAGAACAGACCCACCTCCAAGTGCATTAGCAGAAAACAACGACACATTAATAACAGAATTAGGAGACACAATAATATTAGAGTAATGATAAAGGATATTTTAGACGCATTAGAATTTGATTTTAGAGGTAAGTACATTGATGTAGCGAAAGGCAAGTATAAGCTACCAGAAACACTAAAGGAGGGGTATAAACAGATAATAGCAGAAGTATGGAACAAATAATAATAGATGTACAAGCAAACACTTCCAAAGCGGAGAAAGCATTAGAGGGACTTAGTGATCAGTTTGAGAATTTATCAGAGGCTGGAGATGACAATAAAGAGGGTCTTGAGGCTTTAGATGATGTAACTGGTGGTTACGTTAGTAGGGTAAAAGATTTATCTTCAAAGTTTAAGGGTGTAGCTCTTGGTGCTAAAAACTTTATAAAAACTTTAAGGGGTGTTAAAGGAGCTTTACTAGCGACTGGTATCGGTGCGGTAGTAGTAGCTTTAGGTGCTATAGTTTATTACTGGGATGAAATTACAACGTTTTTAAAGGGTGGAGAAATAAGCCTACAAGAACAAGCAGACAGTATAAGAGAGAGTTTAGGTTTATTAGACGATCAAATAGTTTTGCTTAATTTACAAATCCAGCTACTAGACGAACAAGGACTTAGTAGTAAAGAGTTGGTAAAAGAAAAAAGAAAGTTAATAGTATTACAACAAGAGGAGAATAGATTACTTCTAGAGAAATTAAAACAACAGCTAAAGTCTGAGACTGAACAAGTAAGAGAGTTAAGTCTGTTAGATAAAATAAAGGTTAAAGTTGTAGAGATTACTAACGCTTATGGAGGAGCTGCAATAGCAAGAGCTAAAGCGATGGCTGGTACTGAGGAGGAGCAGAAAAGGTTAAAAGATCTAGAGGATCAAATACAAAAGGCTAAAGAAAGAAGTTTAGCTTTAGACTTATCGTTACTTAAATTAGACAAAGAGGTAGTCGAATCAAGAAAGAAAAGAGCAGATGATACTTTAAAATTAGAGCAACAAAAAGCAAATGATTTAGAAAAAATTAGAAAAGGCGAGATAGACACACAAGCAGAAAGACGAGCAGAAGAAAAGAGAGCTATCGAACAACAGTATAAAGAGTTAATAGATTTAGCTGTTTTATATGAGGAGAATACAGTAGAGTTAGAGAATGCAAGACGAACTAAACTACAAGAACTACAAGATAAGTTTGATAAAGAAGACGAAGACGCAAGACAAGCAGCTCTAGACAAAAAAACAAAAGATGAGCAAGAGGCTGCTGATGAAAGAGAAAGAATAGCGGATTTAGAATTTCAAGCTAAGCAAACATCAGCTATGGGTTATGCTAGTGCGTTGTCTGAAGTGGCTGGAGTAATAGGAGAAGAAACTGCGGCTGGTAAAGCGATGGCGGCAGCCTCGTCATTGATTAACACATATGCAGCTATTACTGGGCAGTTAAGAGCGTTTTCTGGCTACTCGATTCCAGGCTATGCTATTGCTCAAGCGATTGCAACTGGAGCGGTAGGGTTTGCTAACGTTAAAAAAATATTGTCTACTAAAGTGCCTGGATCTTCTGGAGGCGGTGCGTCTGCTGTTGGTGGAGTTGGTGCGATACAGCCTAGTTTTAATATAGTGGGTGCAAGTCCTACAAATCAATTAGCGGAGGCAATAGGGGAGCAAGACCAACAACCAATACAAGCCTATGTAGTAACAAATGACGTAACGTCAGCACAAAGTTTAGAAAATAATATTGTACAAGGAGCAACACTTGGAGGATAAAACCAAAATTTAAAATTAATACGTTATAATAGTATGAGAATTATAGAACTAGTAATAGAAGAAGAGGATGATAGCTTATTTGCTGGGATTGACGCTATAAGTATAGTAGAATATCCAGCAATAGAAGAGAATTTTGTCGCTCTTAATAAACAAAAAGAGTATAAACTAGCAGAGGTAGACGCTGACAAGAAGTTATTGACTGGTGCTTTATTAGTGCCTAATAAAATGATATACCGAAAGGATGGCGATGACGAATATTACATACATTTCTCTAAAGAAACTGTACGTAAAGCGTCTGAAATGTTTTTAATTTACGGAAATCAAAATAATTCTACGTTTGAGCATAGGTTTGAGCTGTCTGGTCTTAGTTTAGTTGAAAGCTGGATTGTAGAAGACGAGGTAAAAGACAAAAGCCAAGTTTACGATATGGATTTACCTATAGGCACTTGGGTAGGTACAATGAAAGTTAATAATGATGAGGTTTGGGATGAGTATGTAAAAAGCGGAAAGGTAAAAGGCTTTAGTATAGAGGGTTATTTTGTTGAAAAGTCAAAGAGAGAAGAGCTAAAGAAAGAGGTAGAGGCTGGATTAGAGTTGCTAAAAATTAAAGAAATGATTTTAGAGCAAGAGATGCGTTTAGAATCTTACAACGACTACCCACAAAGTGCTACTAACAATGCTAAGAGAGCTTTAAAATGGGTAGAAAAAAATGGCTGGGGATCTTGCGGCGAGGCAACTGGAAAAAAAAGAGCCAACCAAATCGCAAACAGAGAGCCTTTAAGTAGAGACACGATTTCTAGGATGGCATCATTTAAAAGACACCAACAACATAAAGACGTGCCTTACTCAGAGGGATGCGGAGGCTTGATGTGGGATGCTTGGGGTGGAACGTCTGGCGTTGAATGGGCAATAAATAAACTTAAAAAACTAGATAATGAATAGAGATTATAAAACACCTAGTTATACTAGTCCAAAAAACAGTAAGCGAGGATGCTTATGCAAAGACACAAACACATATAGCGTAGAATGCTGTGACGGTAGCTTGTGGGCGCAAGGAATAGGAAGTACTGGAAGAGCTTATAATTCACTACTACAAGAAAATAGATCTTATTTATTACAAGAGAATAATAGCAAAATAACTTTATAATGGCAGATAAAAGAATATCAGACTTAACAGATGTAACATCAGCAAATATAACTGGTGCAGAAGAGATTGCAATAGTGCAAACGTCAGAAACAAAAAAGACAAGTTTAGTAGACGTGCAGCATTATGTAGTAAATCACTTAGAGCCTACTGCAATTACAGTAAGTGTATCTGGCGGTACTATTGATTTAAACGATTCAGCGTATGACGAAGCTGAGCTTATAGTTTTAAGTTGGAGCGGTGGAAACGGAACAGTAGAATTAACTTTACCAGATGCAACTGCTACTAAAAATCTCAATAGAGTAAAAAGAATTATATCAGACAGTACATTTAGTGCAGCTAAACACGCAGACGTTACACCTAAGTCTGGACAAAATTTAGATGGAGCATCTAGTGCTTACAGAATTAATAAATCGTATGAGGGTATACAGATCTGGTGTAACGGTACGGAATGGTTTATAATACAGAAAAAGGCTAGTTAAAAAACCCAATAAATTAAAAGAAACGTTATATTATTATAAATCTAGTTATGACTACACAAGAAAGAATTTTTAAACAGCTATCTAAGAATAGCAAAAAGAAGCTAAGTAAACAGAAAAAAGTAGATTTAGCTGGTGTTCAAGATTTAGAAATTAGAACTAATGGAGCTGAGTCAGACTTTAAAGTGTTTGATGATATGTTAGCTGATTGGGTTAGTAGATATATAGATTTACAAAATGAAGTTAGTGGATTAATCAATATGGCAGATATTTATTCAAATAGTGTTTCAGATTTAGAATATTCTTTAGATGAATTTGGCAAAAGTGCTGAAGATTTAGGTATTAATCCTTTCCAATTTGATGAATATACTAATGCTACAGCAACAGTAGGTAGTTATCAGAGTAATTTAGACCTTAATAATGAAGTTTTAGAGGTTGCTAAATCAATGAAGCAACTATAATATGACAACTAGAAACACAGTATTTAGTAGATTGTTCGGTAAGCAGTTTAAGTCAGAGCTTTCAGCCTCTGATGATATCCAGTCTGCAATAGATGGATTAAACGCTACGGATTTAGATTCTGGATTGACCGAGCTGAAGAATAATGAATCTGAGTTAAAAAGTATAGTGTCTCAAGCTAGAGACGTGTCAAATGCTTTTATATCTAACTTCGATTCTCTAGAGGACAAATTACAAAGTTACATAGACAACAGAGATAAGCTAGAACAAGCGTTAGGGTCTTTTGAGGGGATGGCTAGTGACTTAGGTATAGACGCAGATCAAAGCGATGCATATAGAGATGGACGAGAAAAATTTATAGAGGCTGAGGACAATGCTGCTGCTGTAGTAAGTCTGCAAAACGAACTATACGATTTATACGAATTAGCAAACGAATTAAACAATTAAAAATGAATACAAAAAAAACAGTATTTAGCAAGATAGCTAAGGGGATGCCTAAGAAACAAGTTAAGTTGTCTATAGTAAGTGAAATAGACGATCAGTACGACTGGTTTGAACAATCATATAGCGAGGCTGCTTATGGTGTAGAGTTTATGAAAGAATGGATAGATAAGATTATGGATTTTAACACCGAGCTTTCTATAGCTGTAGATAATTATGTAGTCAATGGAGCAGCATATAGTTTCCAAGATGCTTATACTGATATGAGATCTAAAATAGAAACTTTAGAAGAAAAGGCTAATGATTTAGGTATTAATCCATCTGAGTTAATCAGAGACTATGATGAAATTAAAAATATATTAGGCTCTGCTGAAAGTGTAGATGATGAATTTAGATCATCTTATAAAGAGTTATTAAGACAAGCTAACGAAAGGTTTGGCTTAGCAGATTTTAGTTAATTAATTTATAAATAAATAATCAATATGAAAACAACAGAAATGTTATCAAAAATCAAAGCGTTACTAAACGCTACGATTAATCTAGCTGAGATGAAGTTAGACAACGGTACAGTTTTGGAGGCTGAAAGTTTTGAGGCTGGAGCATCTGTTTTTATTAAAACTGACGATGAAAAGGTAGCGTTACCAATCGGAGAGTACAAGTTGGAGGATGGTCGTTCTCTAATTGTAGAGGAAGAGGGTATTATCGCATCTATCGGAGAGGTTGCAGTAGAAGCAGAAGACGAAGTTATCGAGACTGAAGTGCCAGAAGAAATTGCGCCAGAAGTAGAGGCTATTGTAGAGGCAGTAGTTGAGGTAGTTGCACCAGCAATCGAAGAAGTAAAAGAAGAGTTGAAAAAACTAAAGAAAAAATTCGAAGACGCTGAGAAGAAAGAAGAGAAAAAAGAAGAAGAAGAAAAGACTGCAATGAGCAGAAAGTTTAGACACAGTCCAGAAAGAAACACAAAGAAAAAACAAGAGATTAGATTCTCACAAAATAAACAAACAACTACTCTTGATAGAGTATTAAACATTTTAAAGTAAAATGAGAAGAAAAGTAAATTTAACTGACGTTGATAATTCTCTAAACAGCCTAACAACAACTTATGCTGGAGAATTTGCTGGTAAATATATATCGGCTGCGTTATTGAGCGGAAAAACGTTAAGCGATGGTGCAATCACTATCAAGCCTAACGTAAAGTACAAAGAGGTAATGAAGAAAGTAGATAGCGGTGCATTAATCGCAAACGCTACTTGTGACTTTGATTTAAGTGCAGACGTACTTACATTGACTGAAAGAATTTTACAACCAGAAGAGTTTCAAGTAAACCTACAGTTATGTAAGAAAGATTTCAGAAGTGATTGGGAAGCTGTGGAAATGGGTTATTCGGCATACGATAATATGCCTCCAGCCTTTTCTGATTTCTTAATCGGACACGTTGCTGCTAAAGTTGCTGAAAAGACTGAGCAAACTATTTGGGGTGGAGTAAACGGAAACGCTGGAGAGTTTGACGGATTCACAGTACTTATGGCTGCTGATGGAACTGTAAATGACGCTGCTAATGGTAGCGAAACTGCTTACGGATCTGGAAACATCATTACACTACTAGGAAACGTAGTAGACGCTATTCCTAGCGGAGTTTACGGAAAAGAAGACTTAACTATTTATGTACCTACTGCTGCTTTACAAGCGTATGTACGTGCTTTAGGTGGCTTTGGTGCTTCTGGATTAGGTGCTGCTGGTACAGATAATAAAGGTACACAATGGTATAATCAAGGTAATGCTTTAGCGTTTGAGGGTATTAAAATTCAACACGCTCCTGGTATGCCATCAGATCACATTGTAGCTGGAGAGGCATCTAACCTATTCTTTGGTACTGGTTTATTATCAGATCACAATGAGGTAAAAGTAATCGACACTTCTGACATCTTAGGAGATCAGAACGTAAGAATCGTAATGCGTTTTACTTCTGGTGTACAGTATGGTATCGGTAGTGACTTAGTGCTACAGACACTAGCATAATAATAGAGGTTTAACATATAAGGGGTAGGTTGGAATAGTCTTACCTACCCTTTTTTAATAAAATAATAATATGAGTTGTACATTAACTACTGGTAGAACAGTACCTTGTAAAGATTCGGTAGGTGGCATTAAAGCGGTTTATTTCGCAGACTATGGCACACTAGGAGCTTTAACTGGGATTACTGAAACTGCCTACGAAGTGACTGGGTTTGGTGGATCTCCAAACTTTTTCAAGTTTGAGGTAAAAGGCAATTCTAGTTTAGATCAGACAATTACCGCAAGTAGAGAAAACGGTACTGCATTTTTTGATCAGACGTTAAATCTTACTTTAACAAAACTAGATAAAGATACTTTAGAAGAACTAAGAATTTTAGTAATAGGAAGACCACACGTAATAGTCCAAGACTATAATGATAATTATTTGCTTGTAGGAGCATATCACGGTGCAGACTGTTCTGGTGGAACAATCGTTACTGGAGCTGCTATGGGAGATTTAAGTGGATTCACTTTAACAATGAACGCACAAGAACAATTTCCAGCGTTTTTTGTAACTGAGAGCGTAGTAACTGCTGACACGTCTACTACACAGATTAATCCGTAATTATAATTGGTTTATAAGAAGAGGAGGCGTTTACGCCTCTTTTTTTTTACTAAAAAATTAATTCTTACGTTATATTAGTATGAAGATTATAGGAACAAGCGGAACTAAAACTTTAAAGGTCATACCGAGACAGTATGTAGACGGACAAATAACCGTTAAATTGACGAATGAGACCACAAAAGGCGTAGTGACAATAAATCCAACTGCATCGACAGACCATAACTATATGAGTTTTGATGCGGTATTTGGAACGTTAAAAAAAGATACTTTTTACGTTATGAATGTATGTTTACATAACACAGATACAGTCATATATAAAGACAAAGTATTCTGCACTAGCCAAACGATAAATCAATCGAACAATGATTACTACTCGATAAATAAAGACCAATACGTAACAGACGATAGTTACAACAACGATTACATTTTATTATGACAGATTTAAGAATAGTAAATTTAAGCAGTTACACTACTCCACAAATAAAAGAGTTTAAAAACAAGGAATGGGTAGCTTACGGAGAGGATAACGACTACTACCAGTTTTTGATAGATAGATACAACGGAAGTCCTACAAATAATGCAGCTATAAATGGGATAAGCCAAATGATATTTGGTAGAGGGATAGACGCAACAGACAGCAATAAGAAGCCAAACGAATACGCACAAATGAGGTCGTTATTAAAAGACGCTTGTGTACGTAAACTATGTTATGACTTAAAGTTAATGGGTCAATGTGCTATGCAAGTTATTTACAATAGTAACCATACACAAATAATAGAGATAGCTCATTTCCCAATTGAGACTCTAAGAGCTGGTAAAGCAAACGAAGATGGGGATATTGACTCTTACTATTATATGCCAGATTGGAATGAGGTTAAACCATCAGAAGAGCCAGAAAGATTTTCTGCATTTGGCACTTCTAGCGATGAGATAGAGATATATTGCGTAAAGCCTTATAGAGCTGGATATTATTATTACTCTCCAGTAGACTATCAAGGTGGTTTGCAATACGCAGAGCTTGAAGAGGATATAGCTAACTATCATTTAAACAACATCAAAAACGGACTAGCTCCTAGTATGTTAATCAATTTTAACAACGGTGTGCCAGATGAAGAGCAGAGAAGAGACATAGAAAACAATATTAAACGTAAATATTCTGGATCTAGTAATGCTGGTCGTTTTATACTAAGTTTTAACGATAATAAAGAATCTGGAGCAGAGATAGAAACAGTACAGCTATCGGACGCTCATCAGCAGTATCAGTTTTTGAGCGAGGAGTCACAGTCTAAAGTAATGGTAAGCCATAGAATTATAAGTCCTATGCTATTAGGTATTAAAGATCAAACTGGTTTAGGTAATAATGCAGAAGAGTTAAAGACTGCGTCTATATTAATGGACAATACTGTAATAAGACCGTTCCAAGAGCTACTAATAAATGCTTTTAACGATGTTATAGCTTTCAACGGTATTACATTAGACTTGTATTTTAAAACGTTGCAGCCTCTAGAGTTTGTAGACTTAGAAAATGCTATGACAAAAGAGCAAGTAGAAGAAGAGACTGGGCAGAAACTGTCAAAACAAATAGATGGAAGAACAGCATACGAAACAATAGAAGAGGCTGAGGCAGTAGCTAAAGAGATGGGTTGTAGTGGTTACCACGAACACGAGTTAGATGGCACTACATATTATATGCCTTGTGAAAGTCATAATCTAAAAAAGCCTTGCTGGGATGGTTACGAGCAAATAGGTACTAAAATAAAGGATGGAAAAGAAGTCCCTAACTGTGTACCGCTAGAAGAGGTAGAAAAGCTAAAAAAAGAGCTGTATGACTCTTTAATGGATATAGAAGACGAAGACCTATCTGACTATGAGTTAATAGACGAGAGACCAGCTAATGAGTACGATGACTTAATACATAAAACACTCAAGTTTGCTAGTGTCGTTTCTAGTAGTCCTAATAAAGTTAGTGAGCAAGATACAAGTATATTAAAAGTAAGATATGTATATACTGCTGGTAGAAGCACTAAAGGTAAGAGTAGAGACTTTTGTCAAAAGATGATGTCTGCTAAGAAAGTATATAGAAAGGAAGATTTAGATAAGGAGAGTAGTGCTAATTCAGAGCTAAGTCCCTCTGGGTCAAGCACTTACAACATCTGGCTATATAAGGGCGGTGTTAACTGCTCCCATTATTGGATGAGACAGACTTATTTAAGAAAGAACAACGAGAGAATATCTGTAAGCGAGGCAAGAAAGAAAATTGCCGAATTGGATCCTAGTTTACGTAGTGAGGCTAAAATGCCAGTAAACGAGCCAGAGGTAGCACAGATAGCCTCAGCTAAAAATAACTATTGGAGAAAATAATATGGCAACAGCACTATTTGTAGATATAGACGATATAAAGCGTAATAGCATAATTGATGGCAACGTAGATCCAGACAAGATTATACAGTTTTGTAAGCTAGGGCAAAGGATGAATCTAGAAAACTATCTAGGCACAAAGCTCTATAATAAAATAAGTGACGATATAATTGCTGGATCATTAAGTGGAGACTATTTAGAGTTAAAAAACGACTATATAGCTCCAATGCTCATTCATTTCGCTATGGTGGAATATTTGTATTTTGCACCTTACACGTTAAAAAATGGTGGCTTGTTTAAGCATACTAGCGAAAACAGCGAAGTACCAGTTAAAGACGAGGTGGATTTTCTAGCACAAAAGCATAGAGGGTACGCAGAGTTTTACACTAGACGATTTATAGATTATTTATCATTTAATCAGTCTAAGTTTCCAGAATATAACGAAAACAATAATGAAGATATGCACCCAGATAAGACTGCTAATTTCGTAGGTTGGGTTTTTTAAATATGGAGTATAAAATAAAAAAAGAGAATATAAAAAAGATACTAAAGTATTTAACTTCTCATAAAACAAAGAGTAAAAAAAATAAAAAATAATGAGCTACGGTAAAATATACGAAACAACTTGGTGGGGTAGAGGTGCTTTAGATAATACTAAAGGATGGGGTATAGTGTATGCTGATTTGGTTAGTGATGTGCCTAGTTTATTAAGCTCGTTACAAGCTAGAGCAACGTATTACGAAAATGAAAGTGGCACAAAACCAATTTTAGAATCATTAGAAAACTGCTAGGATATGAGTAATTTATTAGAAAAAGCAAGTATAATAACTACGCCCACAGCGTATGAGAATGGTAAGTTATTAAGTGTTAAGCCAAGTGTTCCTTTCGGCAGTGAGTTAGTAAATGAAACTACAGATAATATAAGTGGTTGGACAGAAGCGAGAGATGAATCTACTTTATCAATAGTAGACAATAATATTAGAGCAACAAGAACAGATGTTGGTGCTGAAACTATTGGCGTTTCATCTA